CAGTAGGCGACCAAGATAAATATTTAACTATTGGAGCTAAATCTACATTATTTAAAACTAAACATAAAAGACATACGCTATTTGGAAAAGATTGGAATATAATTAATTCTAATTATAAAAATAGTGCTAATTTCGCACCACCTGGTTCAAAACATTATTTCAGAATTGAAAATAACGGTGATCTTATAAATGACATATATCTTAGAATTAAAGTAAAATGTAATTCAGGATGGAAAAATGAAAATTTCGGAATAAAAGAAACAATATTTGGAATATTAGATAGCATAGATTTTATGTGTAATGATAAAATTATAAGTAAAATGGTGTCAGATTATATATTTTCATATTTTGAATTAAATTATACTGAAAGTGAAAAACAAAATCTTGTTGATATGTTTTCATATGATAGAATTACAGAAAGTTCGTCAGGTTCTTTAGAAGAAGCATATTTGACAATACCAATTCCCCTATGGTTTCATAAAAATCCCGGTTCTTCTTTCCCATTATGGGCTATACATAATCCTAATATAGGTATAAATGTATCAATTAAGAATTATAATAATTCCAATAGAGAAATTGCCGACATTGAAATATTAACAAGTTTTTCTCAATTAACACAAGAGGAAAAAGAACAGTTTGGAAATAAACCATTAGAATATTTAATAGAGACTCCAGAGCATCTTGATAAATTTAATATTGGGGCTTCTGGAAGTAATAAAAAATTATCAGTGGCAAAAACGCATTTTGTGAAGTATTTCTTGTGGAATATTAAAGATATTAGCGTAAATGATTCTAATCATGATTATTTAAATGATTTAAACAATGCAACATTAACTTTTAATGGAAATCCATTAATATCTAACGCACCTGGAAGTTTTTACAACGAAGTTAATAGGTACATGAAATTTAATTCTTCCGCATCACTCATTTTAGACTCTAATAATAAAATTGATGAAACTAAAGTAAATCCAGTTTATAATTACTCTTTTTCAATAAATCCATTAGAAAAAAAATTATCTGGATTTATGACTACTGAAAAATTTAATGACGTAGCATTCGAATTTGATATTAAAGAAAGTTCTGTAAGTAATAGACAGGTTAACCTATACCTTGTTAAATATAATATTATTAGGATAAATGATGGTAATTTCAATATATTATACAACTAGGTATAACTCCAATAATTTTTTAATTTATTATTAATTAATTAAAGAATTAATTCGTTTTGTTGAAAATAAAATATTTACATATAATATATAAAAAATGGGAGGTGGATTAATGCAACTCGTAGCCTATGGCGCACAAGACATATATCTTACTGGTAATCCTCAGATTACCTTCTTCAAAGTAGTATACCGCAGACACACTAACTTTGCTGTAGAATCAATTGAACAAACCTACAACGGCTCTGCCGCTTCAGGATCAAAAATCTCAGTCACCGTATCAAGAAATGGTGATTTACTTTCAGCTGTATGGCTCTCTAACAAACGTGGCGCTGACGTAACAGCCGCTAATGCTTGGGCAACTGTAGACAACGTCGAAGTCGAAATCGGTGGCCAAGTCATCGACAAACAATACGGTCACTGGATGCAAGTCTGGACTGATCTCTCACTCGGTGGAGACAAATCCGATCTCTTAGACGCTTGCCTTGCCGCTGATACTTCAAACAACCCACACGTTGGTGGAGAAGATGTAAGCTACATGCCACTTCAATTCTGGTTCTGCAGAAACCCTGGCCTCGCTTTACCACTCATCGCTCTCCAATACCACGAAGTCAAACTTAACGTAACTTTCGCTACTCTTAACGCCAATGACTCAGTCTCTGTATGGTGCGATTACGTATTCCTTGACACTGATGAGCGCAGACGCTTTGCCCAAGTATCTCACGAATACCTCATCGAACAAGTCCAATTCTCCAACGAACTTTCAGTCAGTGGCACCAGCACTCAACACGAACTCCGCTTCAACCACCCTGTAAAAGAACTCGTATGGACTGTCCACAACGGAACCAAAGACATCACCGTCAACGATGCTCTTCTCCAACTTAACGGACACGACCGCTTCAAACGCAGAGAAGGTAAATACTTCACTAAAGTCCAAAGATACCAATACCACAGTGGCGCTGAAGACCAAACCGACAGTGTCCCTCACGTATACTCCTTCGCCCTCAAACCCGAAGAACACCAACCAAGTGGCACTTGCAATTTCTCCAGAATTGATAACGCCGTTCTTAACATGGCCCACGCCGACACTACTGGCAAACTCCGTGTATACGCCGTTAACTACAATGTTCTCCGTATCATGAGTGGTATGGGTGGTCTCGCATACTCTAACTAAATTTTTTATTTTTTATTTTTATTAAAAATAGCTTTATTTTTAAAAAAAAAATATACGGTATATATATAATATAATATGGGAGGCGGTTTAATGCAACTCGTAGCCTATGGCGCACAAGACATATACCTTACAGGTAATCCACAAATCACATTCTTCAAAGTAGTATACCGCAGACATACTAACTTTGCAGTAGAATCTATCGAACAAACTTACAACGGTTCCGCTGCCGCTGGTTCTAAAATCTCTGTCACCGTATCTAGAAATGGTGATTTACTTTCAAGTGTATTCCTTGTAACTAAAGGAAGTGCCGATATCGACTCTTCAGTAGGTGAACATTGGAGATTAATTGATAATGTAGAAGTAGAAATTGGTGGTCAAGTTATTGACAAACAATACGGTCACTGGATGCAAGTCTGGACTGACCTTTCGCACGGTGGTGACAAACTTAAACTCTTAGACGATGGTGCTAAAGGTGTAGCTGCTGGCGCCGATGCTCAATTATCATATGTCCCACTTCAATTCTGGTTCTGCAGAAACCCAGGCCTTGCTTTACCACTTATCGCACTTCAATACCACGAAGTCAAACTTAACGTAACATTCTCATCTGGTGCATCTCAACTTGGTGCTGGCAGTAATGTTGCTGTATGGTGTGATTACGTCTTCCTTGATACTGACGAACGCAGACGCTTTGCTCAAGTATCACACGAATACCTCATTGAACAAGTTCAATTCTCTAATGCTCTTTCCGTAAGTGGCACAAGTACTCAGCACGAACTCCGTTTCAACCACCCTGTAAAAGAACTTGTATGGACTGTTCATGACAACTCTGCTGCTGTAGACCATGATGGTGATGGTGCTACCGCAGCTAAAGCATCTGATTCCGATATCACAGTTAACACTGCTCTTTTACAACTCAACGGACACGATCGCTTCAAACGCAGAGAAGGTAAATACTTCACTAAAGTCCAAAGATACCAATACCACGAAGGTGCCAGTGATACTGAACGCAGAGCAACAGTTGCCGCTGTCGGAGCTGGAACTGCTGCCCGCGCCGACGCCAGTGTTCCCCACGTATACTCCTTCGCACTCAAACCTGAAGAACACCAACCAAGTGGCACCTGTAACTTCTCAAGAATTGATAACGCCGTTCTCAATCTTGAACACGGAAGCGCTACCGGACACCTTCGCGTATACGCAGTTAACTACAATGTTCTCCGTATCATGAGTGGTATGGGTGGTCTCGCATACTCTAACTAAATTGACTATCTTTTTATTTTATTAAGAATAATTTTAATAATATAAATACTAAATTTATAATTGTGGTATATAATATAAATGGGTGGAGGATTATTACAACTCGTTGCCTATGGGGCACAAGATATATACTTGACAGGCAATCCGCAGATTACTTTTTTTAAAGCAGTTTTTAGAAGACATACAAACTTCGCAGTAGAATCTATAGAACAAACCATTAATGGAACTGTAGGTCCTTACAATAAAGTTAGTTTTAATTTAAGTAGACAAGGAGATCTTGTATCTGATATAATATTAAAAATGACAGGTGGCACCAATGACGCTTTCTCTGCTATAGAGTATGTAGAATGTGAAATTGGTGGACAAGTTATTGATAAACAATATATTGATTGGATTAATATATGGTGCGATTTATCACAAAATAGTGATAAAACAAAATTACTAAATGAATTAAGACGGGGTCTAGAAATTGTGACTGTTCCTTTAGTAATAGATGAAAATCAACCTACTCCTGCTGAAATGAATGGCTTACAGCTTAATGAAATAATTACATATCCTGGAGGAGCACAATCTCAATTTACGGATAATTCACATCCTATAGAAATAGTTAGACACTCATCTGGTCAGATGTATTTTACAAAAAAGAATTCAGGAAGTCAACAAAAATTAGTAAAAATTGCTGTCGATGGGACTGTAAGTGAAATAAGTTCATCAACAAGCTTATCAACAAGTGATAAACTTGCTATAAGGGGAAACCGTATTTACAATATTCAAAAAGGCAGCTATTTTGTTACAAAAATAACACTTACGAGTGTAGGAGAGTTTGATTTTATATCAACAAGAATGACAACAGATTGGAATATAAATCAGGCACAATTTTCAGCAATAAGTAACATTTATCCGTCTTTAACTAATGGTGTAGATACAATTGGCTATAAACTTGGTTTTGTAAATGATATTAAAGCCAATGATGATATTATCCTAATCGCAAGAAATGCTCCAGAACCATTAAGAAGATTTTATGATAATTATGATAGTCATTATCAGCATCCTATGTATAACAATCCTACTCCTGCTGATATACAAATTGTTATGAATAATGGTGATACTGACCTTTATAGTTATAATTTTATAGACGGGGACTCTTCTACAGCAACATTTATTAGTAGCTATAGTGGATCAACATTTTTAACATTAAGCCCTGATGGTAACTTTGCTTATTGGGCTCCTTATAGTGCAGGAATAATAAGAAGAATGGACCTCAGAGAGGGTTATAATTATAATGTTCAAACTATTTTAGGAAATCTTGTAGCTTCACCTTCAAATTACGCTTATAGAACGACACCTATAGACGGTCCTTCAGGAACAAGTACCGCAAATTTTGTAACAGGTATAACAATATCAAGTGATAATAATACACTTTATTTCGTTGATGCGGCCGGGATGGCTGGTACGAGTAATGAAAATCACCAGTTAAGAAAAATTGATCTGACTAATTCGCAATTTAATGTTACTACAATAAATAATAATATCATAAGTGATATACCAGCAAACTCTTTCCCTTGTAGAGGAATTGCGATTCATCCATCTAATGAATATATCTTAATATGTGCTGATAATAACAAGATTATTAAGTATGACCTGGTTAATAATGTGGAGTCTGTTTGGTTTGGGGATGGAAATGATGCACATAGCACAACCAGTATAAGACAATCTATAGGTATTACTTTTAACTCATCGGGTTCCCATGTTTATGTTCCAGAATGGGAGCAAAGTTCTGATGGTGTTTATAGGTTTTTTGAAACAGACAAAATAAATGCGGACTCTTCCGACAATGATGGCGTTTTAAGTGGTTCAGTCACTGGCGGCTACGGAAATGGTGTTTGGAGAGTACAGAGAATAATACTGGACGAACCAAATAATGTTCTATATTCATATGAAAGCGGTGGTGGTTATAATATAAATAGCGTGTATCCTGGACAAGGGTATACTAGTGGGTATGCGCGTATAAGAAGACATCCTATGCAAAATCATGGGAATCAAAATGGTTCTGAGGATTTTTATCATGCTGTATCGTTTGATGGTTTAACATCATCATATCATGACGCAATGTTTTTAAAAAATGATTGTCTTTATTGGATAGGATATAATACAAATCAAGAAGGTATAATAAAACTTCCCACATCAATAGTAAGTTATTTAACCCCTCCTTATTATCTTAAACAACACACATCTGCTCTAAAAGATGTATCTGGTAATCTCCAAACAGTAAGAACAATGGCACTTGATAGTTCGGATAATATTTATATATGTTTTGAAGGAGTCGCTGGACTATATAAAGTAGCTGCTGGAGCTGATAGGGAAGATACTCCTACTGAATTAATTAGTGGCACAGAAACTAAAATTCTACAGGGTAATGGTATAACAGTTCATCCAGATGGGTCAATATATATTACATGTTTAACAAGCAGAAAAATATATAAATACAAAGATGGAGAAACTACCCATGTAGCAGGAGATGGGACTGATGCTACAACAAATAATTCTGACCCACTTCAAGCAAGTTTTTCGGAACCTTCTGGATTAGGTATATCTACCTACAATGATTTAATGATATGTGATCAGAACGGTAGTTTAAGAGTAATGGGAGGATATAAACCATTTACAACATATGTAACATCTACAAAAAATATACCTTCATATATGCC